GTGATCAGTTCAGTGATGGTGCGTTGCATCTGCGAAACCTGCTCCTGCAGGCGCACCACGTTAAGGTCGGATTTCCGTACAGCGTCTTCCAAGTCGCGGAATTCTTCTCGTTCAATAGTCATCGTCGGGGCCGGACCTGAAAAAGGGTTCGTATTTAGGCCGGCGCACGTCGAGGACATTTCGAACATATTCGCGGTTGATCGCGAAAAACGACTTGCCGTAGCCCTGCGTGGTAACGCGACTTTTTAAGCTGGTCTTTTCGACGTTGTCGGCCCATTTGTTGGGGTCGCAACCTTGCGTATTGGCGCATAGGCGCCGATCCTGCAGGACTCCGCTTTCGCCCCCGTTGTAAGCGGAAAGGGCGAACGAAAGGCGATCGCGATCGGTTGCAGCATTGCGCTGCCGGTTGTAGATCGCCTTATCCATTTCGACGATGGCGGTCAGCTGGTAAGTCGGGTCGTATCGGGTTTCCCATGACCAACCGCGAAGGCTGGCATGGGTGGCCGCCAGTTCACTGATGACGTCGAAGCGAATACTTCCGTCGGCCCGGTATGCCCGGGTGAACTGGCCGAAGCCGATGCCATTTTCGCGTTTTGTCTTCAGTTCAGCACGCGGATTCCAGCATTTTGAATGGGTCAGCGACAGGCAAGATTCCTGCTCGACCTGAGCCGCCAGGAACGACGGCATTGGCGCATCTGGCCAGACCTCGCGCTGGCTGCTGATCAGGTCTGGCAGGTACTTGACTGCACCGGCCGGAATATCAGCTGCCAACCCCAACATGGGCAGCAGCGCCACCAGGGCGAACAGGAAGCGCCTCATCAGGCCTTCGCCCACATGACCAGGGCCAACACCATGATGCCAACGAACAGCACGACGGCAGCCGCCAGAATGCCTGCGGCCGTGTTTCCCTTGATCGCCTCGCGGGCCAGGTTTGACAGGTGGATCTGCGGGAACACCACCCGGCTGACGATGACTGCAACCCCGGCCAGCACCGGTGCGAACACCATCCACTGGAGCATGGTTTGCAGCATCGCCCGATCGATGAAATACAAGGCGATGAGCGAAGGGGCGATCAGCAGCCAGGCCGATGTGTCGACCAAGGCCTTGATGCGTCTGAATGCAGTCATAAAAAATCCGCTTAGTTGGTTGGACTAAGCGGATGCTGGCATCACGACGATGGCACTCCAGTTAACCGGTGATGGCCGCCATCAGGTCGTGCGGATTGTCCGATTGTTGCATCGGCGCAGATAGCATCCACAAGTGCTGCGGGGTTACCCGGCTGACCAGTTCGCCACGAAACAATGGCGAGCCACCAGCGGAAAACGCCCACGCCACCAGTTCCGAGCAGAACCAGCTCTCGCGGGCTTGCCAGTCGCGTTGATGACCAAGAATCCCCAGCAGCCCGAGGTAATCATAACCGCGCCCCAGTTCGCCGCGTGCCGCTGCAATCACCGCAGCAGGATCAGCGCAGGGGAATTCGACAATGGCCGCACGGCTTGAAATATCCAGGCGATGCGCCAGCTTGGTCACCGTGACGCCATTCATCATATCGGCACCGATCAGGTCGTCGCCGTCAAGGATCTCGACGTGCGACCAGGCCGACCAGGTGACGGTGCGAATCAGCAGGCTGACCGGCAACGCACGCCGGCTGAACAAAACGCGAATTTTCATACGCTATTTACCCCTCAAAGTTTGCTGGCCAGCCGCCGCTGAAGTCATAGGACGCCGGATCCGCGCTCGCCCGCATGGCTGCGCGATGTACTTCGGCCTGTTTGAACACCAGCGCATCCGAGTTGCCGACGGCATCGACCACGTCGAACGCCAGCTGCACTGTCACTGCGACGAAGGTGCCGCCCATGGTTTTCCAGATGACTTGCGCGCCGAGCTTCTTGATCGGATCGGTCATGGCGCCGCCAGCAGCCAGAATGTCGCGAGCCTGATCTTTAAGGCCAAGCCACTGACTGCGCGAGAAAGTGTCCGAGTGGAACCAGTTGCCCTGCGCCTGGAAGCCACCCAGTTGCGTGCGGCTATCGCGTTCGGCCTTGATGTTGGTCCAGGCATCGCCCTCAAGTGCAGAGCGATCTGGTGCGGGCCTGTCTTTCAGGAACGGAAAGCCATCCTCATCCCAGTCAATAAGCTTGCCTGCCGACTCGCCAGCTAGCAGTTCAAAATAGTGCGCAGCAGGTATTTCAACGGCATCGTCAGGGATCGAAGTGTTGATTGCTGGGTCGTAAAAAGTGCGTGTAGTTTTTGAAGTCAGCAAGATTGCTCTCCTTGGCAGTGGACATCTGCGCCACCGCGCCAGACGCCCACTGCATAGTGCTAAATAGAATTAGTTGCCAATTGCAAACCATGAAACCGGTTCTGCGATCCTGGTCCCTGATGAAACCCACATTTCAAGCGAGAATGAGGTTTGGTTCAGGCCAAACCAGGTTGCTTGCCTGGAGTTACCGGCCGCGTTAGCGCTGACATACACCTGCCGCCCTGCGGTCGGGAACGCGATAGGGAGCGATACAAGTACGGCCGCCGTTGCGGAAGCGGTAGCTATACCCCACTGAAGAATCAGGCCGCTTGACATCTTCTGGTAACCAGAGTTGCCAAGCCCGGCAACGCCTGAACCGCCAACAGCCATCCAGGACGTACCGTTGGAGATAAACTCCATCGATACCGCAGGACTCATAAAAAGACTTGTGGTGGACTGGGTGTTAGGGCCGGCAATAGCGCCGTTTACAGAGATAACCGTTAGGGCAGCAGTCGCACCACCATTAGAGGCGATCAGCATCCGGCTTCCAGCCGGGATTAATGTCAGGTCTGGCAGCGTGAGGGTCATAGCTGCCCCGGCGGCAAATACATATTTGCCAAGGTCAGCAGCCGTCAATACGGTGTTTGACCCGTAACTGACGTACCCAGACATATTGCCGATTGCTCGCTGCACAAACTCAGTGGTCGCCAAGCTTTTGCTATTGTCGAACAGCGCTGCTGTAGGGCCAAGCGGGTTCCCGGTCAGCGCCGGGCTGATGAAATCCGTCTGCTGCAGCGCGATATTGACCGCGTCACCCCAGACGTTACTGGCTGTACCTTGCGTAACAACCACGCCGGTGCCAGTCGCGTACTTCACAGTGAGCGTAAACGCGCCTGTGGTGTTGTTGACGACGGTCCAGTGGCCCTTCACCGTTGGTAGGACAGCTGTTTTAGCGCCAGTCAGAACACCGGTCAGCACGATCGTGCCGATGCCAGCCTGCGCAGCTGTCAGCGTGGTCGTACCGGTACCCGCAACCGATGTCGCCGTAGTGCCGCCGACGGCGTCCTGGACGAATGCCGTGCTGGCGACCTGCGTGGTACTGACCCCGGATGCAGCTGTCGTCGTAGTAGGAACGCCGGTCAGAGCAACGCTGTAGAAGTCGGTAATGGCATCGATGACGTTGGTACCGTCACAAATAACGCCCCAGTTCAGGCCTTGGGTAATAGCAATGCCCGTACCGGCCGAGGTTTTTACGGTCAGCGTGAACGCGCCAGAAGTGGCGTTGATGATTGTCCAGGTACCGGTCGCCGTCGGAACCACAACACTGATGTTTGCGGTAAGAGCGCCGGTGAACTTCAGGATCGCGTTGCCCGCTTCAGTCGCCGTCAGGGTCACCGTAACGCCGCCCGCCACAGACTTGGTCAGCATGCCGTTGGCCGCTGCCTGGACGAATGCCGTGGTGGCCAGCTGCGTGGTCGTGGTGCCGGCCGTTGCTGTTGGCGCCGTTGGCGTGCCAGTCAATGGCGGGGAGGCCAAGTTAGCCTTCAGGTTGTCAGCAGCGGTCACGAACGCGGTGGTCGCGATCTGGGTCGTGTTGGTGGCAGCCGCAGCCGTCGGCGCCGTTGGAATCCCGGTCAGCGCTACGCTGTAAAAGTCCGTGATGCCGTCGATGACGTTGGTACCATCGCACAGCACGCCCCAGATAAGCCCTTGGGTGACAGTGGTACCGGTACCTGCCGCCGTCTTCACGGTCAGGGTATATGCGCCGGTAGTGCCGTTGATGATGCGCCAATTGTTCGTAGTGGTCGGAACGATCACGTTGATGTTCGCGGTCAGCGCACCGGTGAATTTCAGCGTAGCGTAACCCGCCTCTGCCGCTGTCAGCGTGACATCCACGCCGCCCGCTACCGACTTGGTCAGCATGCCATTGGCCGCCAACTGCACGTAGGCAGTGGTCGCGATCTGGGTCGTGTTCGTCGCCGCAGCTGCTGTCGGAGCAGTCGGGACACCGGTCAGCGCAGGACTGATGAAGTCCGTCTGCTGCAGGGTGATGTTGGTCGCGTCGCAGTAGATGTTCGACGACATACCGGCCGTGAGGACTACGCCGGCACCGGCCGCCGTTTTCAGCGTGATGGTGAAGGCTCCGGTTGAGGCGTTGATGACCTGCCAGTGACCGGAAATGTTTGGGAAGACGACAGCCTTGTTCCCCGTGACCGCGCCGGTCAGCCGGAGGATAGCCGGCCCATATTGAGCTTGCGTCAGGGTCGTGGTTGCCGCGCCAGCAACGTCGACCGTTACCGTACCGTTGACAGTGGTCTGCACAAACGCAGTCGTCGCCAGCTTGGTGGTGTTGTCCCCTGCCGCCGCTGTTGGGGCCGTTGGCGTGCCAGTGAATGCCGGGGATGCCAGCATGGCGAAGCCAGGCGGCACCGTCAAACCGGCTTCCATGTCATCCATGTGTTTCTTCAGGTAAGCCGTTCGACTGGCGAGCGCCAGCAGCGGGGCGTTCGACTTCGCACCGACGCCACCGTCTACCGAGTCGGCGATTTCCAGCTGGTACACGCCAGCTGAGTAGCTGACCGTTTCTGGTTGGTTAGCCATTAATCACGGGCCTCAAAAGGAAATGATCCAGGACCCTGTGAACGACAGGTCGGATGCTTTAGGAATTGCGGTGGTTCGCGTTTTTCGGGCGTAGAGGACGTTGCCGGCAGTGAATAGGCCGAATTCGCCGATCGATACGCCGTTGTTTTCCGAGGTGCCCAGCGAGAACTGGAACGACACCTGGTTCGTCAGCGGGTAGGTGACACCGTCGATGGCCTTCAGGTATTGGCCTGTCAGCGACGTGTTACCGGCCGCCGGGGCGGTGGTGCTGGTACCGAAGCCGATCTTGGTCACAGACTGGTTCGCGACGTTGCCGCCAAGCAGTTGGGCGTGGATCAGTTTCGACCCGTCGACGATGAGGTTATTTTCTTCAATCAGGTCGACCAGGTCGTCGCCACGGTAAATCCGCAGCGTAAAAAGCCCGCTGGGTCGCCGTTCAAAGTGGTCGTGTAGGGAAGTGCCGGACATGCGCCATGCTCCAGGATTAATGCCTGCAGCATGGCGTCACGACATTGGCCAGATCAGGCCGCTGGGGTGCTCAGGGTGGGCAAGGTGTTGTCAGGGAAGCGCGTGCCCCAGTAGGCGATTCGCCGCAGGACCATCGGCGCCGGGGTGGTGCTGTAGTGGCTGTAACCAATGCGCATAGACACCACCGCAGGAATGCCGGCGGTTGGCCCTGCAGCCGTCGTCGTGGCGGCGCCATCGTTGGAGTTGGAGAAATTATCGTTATCCCACGCCACGACAGAACGCAAGCTAGCCTGGGCTGCCGTACCACCAAGGAAAGGACCTTGGTTGGTACTTCGCATGTAAGCCCTGGAGCCGGCGCCGGTGGTGACGCAATAGCCAAGACCGATATAGTTTGGCGAGTCCGTACCAATCGACATGTTGAAGGTGGTAGCCGTCGATGGCGCTCGATCGGTGCAATCCAGCAGCAGGGTTCCAGCGCTTGGGTTGTACCAGGACAAATCAGTAACTTCGGCTGTTTCAGCGGCACGGGCGCCAGGGAGGTCGGCGGTTGGGATGTAGCTGGTAACAAAAAGCCCAGCTTCTGCCTGCGAGCCAAAAATATACAAGCCAGCCCCCGCAATTCCTTGATGGGAAGGTAGGCGCCCGACACCCATCGAATCGCAAATGCTTTGATACTGGGAAAATCCAGCACTTCCGTCACCCGTGATGACAAACGTACAGATGCAACGAAACCAGCCATTGGCAAGCGGGATCATGTCCCCGATGGCGCCACCGCCAGCAACGAAAACCCCGTTAGCCAAGTCAAAGTTTACATACCCAGAACCTGTACCAGTTGCTCCACTGCCAAACCCGATCTGAACTATTGTTCGCTCGGCGGCCTTGGCAAACAAAGAGGCGACCACCGTGTCGCCAATGACAAAAGTAGAAGTTTGCGCCGCCCGAACCCTGTGGTTTGTCAAGGCGCCGTCTTCAGACATCTTGTAAGCCAGCCCGCCCGCCGGATCCAGCGTGGTATCGGTTGTGATGCTGACACTTGTTTTAAGCCAGGCGCTGTTGGTTAGATCGTTGCTGTAGGGCAGTAAATTCGTTCGGGTTTCCTCAAATAGCAGGCCGCGCAGGGTATTGCTCAACTGGTCGTAGTCAAAACGCGGCTCGTCGACTGCCGCCGTCCGAAGCAGCCCGTTGCTGTCGAAGTAGGTGGCCACACTGCTGCGGCTGAAAGCCACGCCAGCAGGAAGGATGCCCGTCATGAAATTCCAGTCCTTGGTCACGACCGGGTTCGTTTCCAGGGTGCTTCCACCGTACTTGATCGCGCCGTTACGAGTGCGCAGCCCGTTGTAGCTGTAGTTGTACTTGATCGCGTCGAATGCTTGCGGCTCAGTGCCCGGGGTAAAACTGTCCGACATAACCGTCAGCGCACCGGTGAACGTGAACGTTCCTTCAGTCGGCGCGGTCAGGGTTTCCGTCAGCACCGGGGTGGCCACGATCGTCATTGGCGAGTTGTCGGTAGGCGGCGTGAAGGTGTCAGAAATCGCGCCGGCCTGCATCGACAGGGCGCGCATATGCGTACCGGCCGAGCGCAGTTTTTCGACGATGCCCGCGACGACGTCGGCGAATGCTGACTGGTCGGTACCGCCCAGTAGGTCATAGCCAATCTCGACGTCGAACAGGCCATATTTTGGCGTCGACAGCGGTTGGTATTGGTACGCGCTGTTGCGGGTGATGGCCCCGTTGTACTTGGGAAAACCGGCTCCATAGATGGTGACGTCGGTCACCTTGGTGGCCTGCCCGGTGTAGTAGCTGATCGCCCGCTCCATGGCGACGTTGTTCGCACGCGGGCGCACCGTCTCAGCAATAATCCGTGCGCCGTAGCTCTGATCAGTTTCGCCCTGGAGGCGCGGAACCCCATAGTAGGCGCCCAGCTCGTCGATCCAGTCACTGGATGCCGTTGGGACGCTCATCTGCTTGATGGCTTCAGGGATCTGCGCTTTGGCTGCCTTCAGTTCCGTGCCGACCGCTTCGAAGTATGCCCAGACCAGGCTTGTGTAGCCGTACAGGTGATCGCCATTGGATTGCGCGATGTTTCCGGCACCATCCATCAGAACACGCGCCGACAGCGACTGATTGCCACTGCCGTCGACGTACAGCACCTGATAACCAGGCCTGGCCGCAATGTAGGCGACCAGCTGGGTGATGGTGACGGTGGTCAGGTCGATCGAAAAGCCCTGGCCGATACCGCCGACGACACTGGTGGTCAGCACGCCTTCGGCCACCGTCCAGGTCATGGTGCCGCCGTAACTCATGCGCAGCGCCAGGAACCGTTCAGGATCCGGGTCGAATACCCGGTGCAGAAGCGAAAGTAGTTTCTGGGTCAGCTTCATGTGATGTTCAGGGTCCCTGGCATGATTTTCTGGCTGTTTGAGGCCGCGACGTTGCTGGCGGGGGCAGACAGCGCGAAGTCATAAACACCGTCAAGGCTTTTGACCTGGTGGATGATTTCGGCGCGAATCACGTCCGCACCAATACCCAGGCCCAGCAGGTAGGTGTTGATCGTGCTTTTCGCGGAGGTGATCAGGGTCGGCTTGTCGTAGCCGTCAAGCACCGTCAGAACACCGGTGACGTTGGTCACCAGCTCAGTGGCGGCATAGACCGTGGTAGGCACCCCGGCAGCCTTGTAGCCAGGTATCGGGTCGCCATTCACGTCGTAGTAACCGTCGACGATTTTTTGCGCCTGCGCGACCAGTGCGCCCGATGTGCTGCCAGTTCCGTTGTGCACGTAGCAGTTGACCAAGGCGATCGGCTGGTTGACGTCGTCCAGGTACGGCTCAATCACTGAGGAACTGGCAACGTGCTCGATGATGTTGCCCGCAGCGTCCTTGATATTGGCGGTAGTCAGACCGTATCGGATCGCAGCAGGCGTCGATCTGGCGATGGAGCTGATATAGGCGGCGAATCGCAGCTTGCGTTCGTCATCTGTCTCGGCATCCACGCCAGACGAAAAAGCCGTCAGGTTGCTGGCACTGACGAAGTTGATCGGGGATGGCGTCAGCGAGAAAATTTGATTTTGCGGGATGTTGCCGATGGTGCCAGGCGTGTCAGCCGCCACCGTTACGTCGACATAGGACGAACCCACGCCAATGACTACGTCGCTCAGTGCGGAATAGGTTGTCGCCAGGCCGGTGCCAGAAAACGTGGTGCCCGCACCGACAAGGCCCGCAGTACCAGGGGTCAGTTGAACGCGGATCATGCCGCCAGAGCTGAATTCAGGCAGAGGGTCAAAGCCGAAGGTGTTGTAGGTGGAAACCGGGATCGCTTCCTTGATACCGATGAACATCTGCTGATAAAGCTCGTCGATTTCGGCAGCCGGCGCTTCGATCAGCGTCCGTGCGACCGAACCGACGTTGTAGTCGGTAATGCGGGTTGTGCTGGCCCGCATCCAGTTGATGGCCGACGCGGTGATCGAGATAAAATCCTTGATTTGAAACATTTACACGCTCGCTTGGGCAATGACGGGTTCACCGGTAATCGGCGTGACATCGACGACCGCCGCCAGAACGTCGCCGTTGCTGGTGGTGGTGATCGAATTGATGCGTTTCAGCCGCGTTTCTTGTTCCAGGGCGTCTTGCACATCCATGCGGCCCATCAGCAGGGCGACGGGGGTGTTCTTGTTGCCGCGACGGCGCTGGATCTTGCAGCCATAGGTCGGGTGGAACATCAGTTCGCCCGGGTCGGTGATGACGCGGTGCACCAAGGCCTGCTTGAGGTTTTCGCGCCCGGCCACCAGGTTGAAATCGCCCGTAGAGGGGTCGACCGTCAGGCGGCGATTCACCAGGCTGCAGTCGGTTTTAAGGATGTCGTCAACCGACGTATCGGTCGGCTGCGACTCGGCGACCGTGGTCGGGATCTTGATCTGGCCGCCGGACAGCAGCACGCGGTCGCTGGCCAGCAGTGGGTCGTCGGTGACAAAGGGGGCGATCAGGTTGTTGAACCACGCCAGGCGCGCCCACTCGTTGGCGTCGCCTAGTTCGCGATAGGCCACCAGTTGCAGCGAGTCGCCGAAGTGGGTGGCAGCGAAGCGAAACCCGGAATACTGCTTGGTGAAGTCGGTCATGCGGTCACCACCAGGCCGGCGTTGATGATGGCAAGGTTGCTGCTGATGACAGAGGCAGGCATGTCCGTGGTGACCAGGTCAGTACCGGCCAGGGTCTTCAGGCTGTTGTTTGCGTCTTGGGATACGCTGACCGGCAGAACCGGCTGCTTTGTCACGGCGGCGAAGGTGTTGTTGGTCGAACCCGAGTAGACGGAAATCGACCGGCCGCCCGCAGTCGACGAGCAGTTCGACGCGCCGTACAGGTCGTCGTAGTCCTCGTAACTGGTGGCTTTCTTGGCGTTGCGCAGCAGACAGAACAGGTTCGTGAATTCACGGGTCACGTTCATGATCGCGGCTTTACCGATGTTCGGAATGTTCGCCACCAGGGCAGCCGAACGGAAAATGTTCGTGACCGCCGACGTGGCCAGCTGCGCGATGCTGCCCACCTGGCGAATGATCCCGACGCCAGCGTTGACCATGTCGCGCAGGGAGTTGTAGATCGCCATGGTCTTGGCCACGAAGACCTTGATCGGCGCGATGATGGTCTTGTCGACCCACTTATAGGCCTGTTTGATCTTGGCGGTGATCGACTTGATCGACGCTGTGAAACTGTCCATCCAGGAAGTGATAGTGCCGAACAGGCTGCCATCCGAACCCTGCAGTTCCTTGCCCACCAGGTCACGCGACAACATGACGAAGTTGAACCGGTACTGCGCCAGCAGCGGGCGACTTTTGCTGCGCTTCAGTTCGAAAACCTTCGGCGCAATCACCCGCGAATAGTTGTTCAGCGTGTCGATCAGCATCAGTCTGACCTTCGCCGGATCATCACCCTTGGCCACCGCCGCTGCGCGACGGGCATGCCAGTCGGAATAGGCGAAGGTTTTCAGGTTGATCAGGCGTTCGGTGCCGCCGCTGTCGTCGCTGGTGGCGCGCCAACCCAGCGTGCCGGCAAAGGTCCCTTCCTCTATGCCTTCGCCGAAACTATCGGCCCACGCGCCGCCAAGGGTCTGGTTGACCGAAAGGCGGCTGGGGAAACCAATGCTTAGTTCCTCCGGCCGGATCAGCAGAGTCAGTTGGTCGCTTGTGCCGGCGGATTCATCCTCCATCACAAACGTGATGGGGCAGTCTTCGGCTTTCTGTGATGCGGGCGTAGTTAGGTCCATGACGCCGATGATGGCGTCACGACGATTCTGGGCTTACATCTGCTGCGGCGGTGCCGATGCGCCGTTGTTCGGGTTGGTGTGGCCGTTGTAGATGG